TAACAATGATAACATACTGTAGGTGAACACATCCCTATTGAATCACCATGAAATGAATGTATCATACTTGCTTGATTCTCAAACCCATCTATATAACCAGTCTTTTCTACATTCTCCAAGGAAAGATGAGATGGTATCCATAATTTTTCTGCCTCAAAAAATTTTCCTATTTTATAAAAAGTTTTTTCTATTTGATCTAAATAATCAACTATTTCACCATTTAAAACAAATAAACCTTTACCAACTTGATTAATCATACATAACCTCTTTATAACTTATATATCCAAACATACCTACCATCCTCATCTTTAAGTGGATGTATAGTATGATAAAAATGATTTTTTCCCAACAAAAACGTTCCAACTTTACCAACAATGAAATAAAGTCTTACCATAACATTCTTATTTAAATAAATATCTGGGACAACAAATTCTTCAAAATATTTTTCGGGATCCAGTTTTTTATACTGTTTATAAACTTTTGAACTTCTACTAAAAAATCCATATGGTGATGTACCAGGATGATGCAAGCTCCTACTTACATAATCAGGAAACCCCCTCAATTTCGTATTAATCTGTAAATCTCTATCTACTTTAGGTAATAAATATTCCAACCTATTACTTTCAAATAAATCTCTCATAACAACATATTTAGATGCAAACATATCAAGTAGCCCATCATTATCATATGTTAATTTTATATAAAAATTATCTGAATCTTCCTTTATTTTAAATGGTTTAGGCCATCCATCTTGTCTATTAACTTTAACGGTACAATTAAATTTATCAGATAATTTAGATATAAATTTGTCTGATATAACACTATCGTGTGTATGACTACCAACACTTAAATTCATCATTTTAAAATCTTTAACATCAGACTCTAAAAAATTAGTAAAATCAAAATTATCTATTATTTCATCTGTCAATAAACAATTAGTATTAAAACTGACCGTCTTTATTTTTCCATCACTTGGAATCAAATCAATGCTACACAAAGTGGCTGTATTATCTATACCAGTATTCATATTACTAAACAATTCAACAATAGAATTTGATATATCATAAATTTGACTTTCATATCTACCTTCACAATATTCAATGTCACTCAATATAGGTTCACCATATGATTTTAAATCAGGAGCATATCCTAATCCCATAGTCATTTCTTTACTTTTTTTATAGTGAGATAAATATATACCATCATCCAATTGTATTTTATGATTTCCAAATTTATCATTAAGTAATGAAAAATAACTCAAATCATATCCATTATAGTTATTCTTATATAATTTATCCGTTATAAAAAATTGAACTGGAATATCATTCCAATGTGCAAAAATAGAAAAATTTAAAAGCTCCTTATATGATAGTTGATAATTATTGGTATATTTTCTAATTAAATCAGGAATTAAATTATCCATTAAAACACAAATATCAATATCACTATCTGGTCTACAATCTCCCCTTGCAACCGAACCTACTATTAATATATCATACACCTTTTCATCTGATAATACTGATTTTTCTTTCATAGTATTTACAATAAAATCCCAAAAATCTTTTTTCATTTCAGGTGTCCAATCTATTACTGGATGTGGTACTTTATTCTTTATCATCATTTCACAAAAGTATCCTATAAAACTAAATTTTCTACATCACTACATAAAACTATAACTCTATTGTTTTCTATGGATCCCATATATTTGTAGTATTTTTCCCAATCACTCTTTATCATAAAATCACTAAATATATAAGGAGAGGCTGCTAACTTATCTATTTTACTGTATGGATCAAAAGAATATCTTAAAATAAAAATATTATCAGGAATATCAAATTCAGGAATTGGTGATGGATATCGGCCTATAATATATTCATCATATTCAATCTCATTAAACTTTAATGTTTCTTTTAATTTGTCTGTCCATTCTGGAGATGGATTATCTCTATATTCAATATTTCTTAATCCCAATACAAAAGTAAAATTATTCTTCTTTAAAAATTCAACTAACTTGTCAAATTTAAAATTTTTACTTTCTGTTTCACCTAAATCAATATTAGTATTTATTTCAGTTAGATAATCATCTACCCAATCAAAAGCAACCAGAGTTCCACAATTTTTATTACTCTCTGTTAAAAAATCATTTGATGTCCAATAATTTGATATCTCTAATGGTATCGATTCTAACATTATCCCATTAAATCAGGTCGTGAAAGTGCATCTTTCTTTGGTTTATTTACTTCTTCTAAACCAAGTCCAGCTCCATCTATAAACATCTTTGGAACTTTACCACAATTACCACAACTATAAACTTGAACTGGTACAAGTGCTTCTTGTCCTGTTGGTGACATAATTGGTGAAATCCTTTTAATTACGTGTGATGTAATGAAAAGATAATTCCCACAATCATCACACTTTATAGTCTCTGCCTTTTTCAAATCCACTTGAACCTCTGACTGTGGCTGTTGGGGAAGTTTTCTTTTAGCCATTTTCTAACTCCTTTAATGTAACTGATGTAACTCCATGTTTCTGTACTACGAGTGTAGTACATTTCTGTGCAAAGTCTATTGCACTTTCTATATCTTGTGTATCTAAATAACCACGAACTAATCCAGCAAGAAATGTATCTCCTGCCCCACTAACATCTTTAACAGGAACTTCTTCTACACTAAATACCTTATCTTTATATCTACATCCTTTACTACCTAATGTAACAATAAGTTTTTCTTCAAATCCATTTCCTGATAACACTTCATGGTTCTTTTTATATTCTAATTCATTTATCTTAATGTAATCTGCATCCTTAATCCAATTACCAAGTTTCTTTTTAGTATCTACAAATACATTGTCATTATTTTCACAAATGTGTTGAATATCAGATTCTTCTAAAAACCCTTTACAATAATCCGAAATAATAATGGCATCAATCTTATTTACAGTACCAGTCAAACTATAGGATGTAAATTTATTGTTAGTTATACCTTGTAATTTTTTTATTTTTATTCTATCACAATAATCGTGTTCATCAACCCTTAATACCATTTGACCTGAACGATTTTCTACATATCTTTTCTTTGTAATGCTATTTACATTAGTTATGGTATAAATAGTCATACCTAATGACTCAACATTATTTGCAACATTTTTTGCCATACCATCATTTAATTCTGTATGAGATGGAACAAATACTGGTACTGGTGCCTCTGGACTTATTCTTTCTATATCACCATAGACAAATACATCTTGACAACTATCTCCTATAACTAATACATTCATTAAATTATCTCATCAATTAATCCATACTCTAAACAAGTGTTTGCATCCCATAATAAGTCATGTTTTAATATTTCATCAAGTTTCTTCATAGGAACTTTAGTATATTTCTTATACACATCTTTAATAGTTTTCATCATCAAATCTAAATTCTGTTTCTCATCCTCGAAATTAGCGTATGTTCCCCAAAAGTTACTACTTAACTGATGAATCAACATATAAGAATTTCTACTCATAAATCTATAATTACCAACTACTGATAAGAATGTTGCTGCACTGGCAGCAAAACCATCTACATAAGTATGAACTGGAACTTTACATCTCAATATCGTATCCATAGATGAAATACCAGCAGTGATTGAGCCACCACCTGAATTTATTAACACTTTGAGTATAGGTGGATCTATATCTAAAGTATTTGCTAATGTCAAACTTTTTGATTCTATCTCACCTATCTTTTTATTTAATTCTACTGCACTTTCTCTGTTTACATTAGAATAATAATAAATCTTATTCTCGTGAACTGATATATGTTTTTCTGGTTTACCACCATTTGGTTGTGCATCTTTTGTAACAGGTGGTTTCTTTTCACCCCAATATTTTTCGTTCATGATGCCTCTACTACGTCAACTATCTTAGATTCCTTTGCTACTTTTACTTCAAAGAAAAATGCTGAATCCTTTAAAAATTCAGTTACTTTTGCTTCTGCTACTGATACTGAGTCACATTCTACTAAATAGTTGCGTCGGACTTTCTTTTCCTTAACTCCATTTTTAGTATCGATTTCCTCAGTAAATACAACCTGTGTTTCGTAATACATTACTACTCCTTTATTTTATTATTTGTAATATTTCTATTATCATTGCCATTGCATTGATTTCCTTATCAACCACTTGGGCATCACTTAATTCATATTTTGCTATAACCAAGATACAGGTGGCGATATGCCCTTTACCATAAGTATCAACTTCATCATATAGAAGTCGAAATAAATCTGCAAAATCTGTAACCTTTGCATCTGCCATCAACTGACGAGTGTTATTAAATGCACTTTTTCTATCTTGGGTTTCTAATATCTTTAACAACTTTAATTTATAATCATTCTCTACAATACTCTGTTTATCAATGACCAATTTACCATCAATACATTGTCGTTGTGCAGAATTTATAACTCGTCTTATATCAGGATAACCACTATTCACTAACAATCCAATATCAGATAATTCTGATTCAATTCCTTCTTGTTTTAGAATATTACTCAAATGAACAGCCACCTCTTTCTTATTTGGTGGAATGACCTGGAATGTCTGACACCGAGATTGTATCGGGTCAATTATTCTCTCTACGAAATTACAAGTTAAAACAAATCTACAATGTTTACTGAATGTTTCCATTAGGTTACGAAGTGCGGCCTGTGCGTTAGGTGTGATATAATCACACTCGTCCAGTATGATGACCTTGTAATCCTTGAACCCCATTGTAGATGCAAAACTCTTAACCTTTGTCCTCACGGTTTCTACATTGTTTTCATCCGATGCGTTAATATACAAATAATCACATTCTATATTATTAACGAGTAGTTTTGCAAGAGTGGTCTTACCTGTACCTGCCTTCCCAAACAGTAAAAGATGTGGTAAGTCTCCACTATCCAAATAAACCTTGACTTTACTTTTTAATTGGTCATTACCAATGTAAGTATCAAGATTGGAGGGCCGGTATTTTTCTACCCATAGAGTATGTTCATTTTGCATTTGTTAATTCCTGTAAATATGTATTAAATTCTTCTTCAAAATCTTTTGATGACATTTTATTTTCTGA